TAATAAATAAATAAAAATTAAAATAAATGAAAATAAAAGGAAAAAAAAAATAAGCTAACTTCCTAAAGTTAGAAATCGATATTAATTCGGTATGTCAGAACAATGTCGTAATAGCATGGAGGCCAATAGATTATAACGTTCTGTGGGTGTGGATTCAGGTAGTTGCAAAAACTTACTCAGTATAGCTACATAACAGTCTGTATCAACGCAAATATCATTTAAAAACTGTGAGAGATGTTCCTCGAAATGTTTTAAATGATAAAAACCAGTGTTGTAAGCCGGTAAATTGTCGATAGGGTTAGTGTTGCAGTGTATGCTATAAAGTGCAATGTACTCATCATTTACTTCTTTCGAAGACCATCGCTGGTATTGGTTTTGATTGACGGGTTTTTGTTTTACGCTTTTCTCCACGTTTGTTGGTGTTACGCATGCTAAGTTGCATGGCAGCGATTTGTTGTCGCAATTTTGCAATGGTTTGCTTGTCACCGTTGTTGGAAATGGGTTTAGTGATGGCTCTTTGTCGTTTGCTTGTGGTGGGAACTGCGACAGCTGCATCAGTTTTAGACTTCTTGTTGGTGATAAGGTCTTTAACGAAACTGAGAGCGTGTGGCAGAGCTGACGCAAGAAAGGGCAAGAAAGCACCCAATGCATTATACTTGGCTGGCATACCATCGGGCATTTCATAAAAAGTATCCATCAAAGATTGCATTTCCGACAATGATGGTTTTGGTGACATACGGGCAATACCGTTCCAGGGACCATTCCAAACAGGTTGTGCTTCAATACCATAATAGTGTTTAATGGCAATTGGTGAAACAGTCGCACCGTATTCAGTTGGTCCTGCGGTTATATTTGGACTTATGCCTTGCATTCGAATAAACTGCCAAGTCATATCGGATGACCATAAGGTGTCAAGCATGACTGGTGAGTCGGCCTTTGATCCGGGTGCAGCTGGATCTTTTAGCTGCACTAGATGTGTGGCGTCATCAGAACCGATAGTGTATGACCAGCATTCGTACAAACCCTTAGAATTGAGCTGTGTGTTTGAGCCGGACATCCATTTTGGTGACAAGGTGTTTACTCGACTGACAACGAAAGCACCGTTAATAAATTTATCCTGATAAGATCGCATAGAGTTTTGTGCGATCTGTGAAGGTGTTGGTACAAGTGACACTGCGTCACTTTCATAACCAACTTTGCCCAAGTTGATAATTTGGATAAAATTATTGGGGTCAAGTTTTAATCCACGTGATCTTAATTTACGTGATTTAAACCAACTTTCGATGACTGCATGATGGAAATCGCTGTGTGTTTCGCTGGAACAAAACAAATCATCACCTTTAGTAGTAAACAAATGATCCAATGCCATATTGAACAATTTAGGTTGATCATACGACATGGATGACATCGACCCAGAGAACAAAATATTCGGATTGAACTGTTGAGCCGATATAACGCCTTGGTTGTTAAAAGCAGTAACATTTGGATACAAAGTGATGGATTTGTAGCAAGGTCTGTACAGATTGACGGTACTAGACCAATTTTGAAAATCAAAATTGTCTTGAACACCAACATTACCAACGTCTTGGGTGTAGGTGTTAGTCAAGCCTGAACCAGCTGTGTAATTGTAACAGCAACCAAACCACTTAATACGTGCACCAGTGGGGACGATTATTGTGTAATCGTTGTGGTCATTCCACGAATTTGATGCGTATTTAGCAGTGCCAAAATCAAAGGTGACAGGTGTCTTTAATACGTCGATGTTGCGCATATTGTAGACAACTTGAGTTCTAGCATCCTGCGTCGGTAAACCAGAAAATTCTGGTACCGTTGTTGGTGGATGCGTAACCTTGCACACAAAAGCCTGAGATGGTGTGAGTGACTTCCCGTGCGTCTGTTCTGGCATGGACGTTGAATCTGACATAGGGTCAAAATTCATGCTATTATCAACTAAATGTGATGCGGAGTTCATGGTGTAATTAGATGTATGTGCGATAATATGATGTACTATATTATTTAATTAGAAAAAGGGGGACTCACTTTCTCTGAAAATTATCAGAGTAAGTGAGCCTGTCTTCAGCCTGAATAAATTCAGCATCCTTGTAGCTGGTATTGCTTAGTTGTATCAGGTATTGATATAACAGACTCACTTGTTCTTTGTTAATCGCGATCCCCTTGTCTCTGTAATGAATGCTTGCACAATCGACACCAATCTTGAATTTCTCTTCGGAGTTAACCATACTCAAAACTTCTTTCAGGTTAACACGAGATTCCTCCCAAGATTCCTCATCCTCGTAAATTTTACTGACCGCCTTGACAGATCTGCGTACAACATCAGGGAAGAAACCATGCGGTGTTACGAAGTTAGCGATGAATTCGGATACTTTTTCGAAACTGATTTTCAGTTTGTAACCGTGCTCTTCGTATAACGCAGTTTTCCTTCCGAGAACTGGGGTCACTCTTTTAGCGCGTATATGAGAGTCGTCACCCTTAAACGCTGCATAAAGTATGTCTTGAAACCTGTACGCATAACCCAATACTGCCATATTTAATATTGTGTTACCCGTTATGGTTAGTGGTTGTCCAGAATGTTGCATGTAAAGACCGTGTAACATACTGATACCATCGCTACATTGGTACATGTTACACCATTTCGTACGCATATTAGCGTAGAAGTCAATGATCTTTTGGTTGACGCCTAACACGCCAAACATTTCTAGTTCTAACTCAAGCATACTTTTAGTGTGAGAAGTGTCCATTTCACTAAAATCACAGTTTATGTTCGTGTACTTTTCGCTAGTGTACTCATCTTTGTAATTAGCGAAAAATGTGGATAATTCGGCGTCACTTTTGTTAAACGCAATCAGCACATTTGGTTTTGTACATTCAAAAACACATTCTGTTAAATATCGTGAATAGGCACAGAAAAACAAATTCAACACTTTACTCCAGGC